CTCATTTACCTCGCAGCCTCAGGCCCGGAGCGCACCGCCATCATGGCGCTCTGGCGTCTCATCTCGCCCGGCGTCGCCCTCCGCTGCCCTCACAATGCGCGCGCCTTTGTCAAGAAGGTCACAGGCTGGGTCAAGAAGGGCGGGAGCTTCGTCTCCCCCCACTGGAAGGCGCTGGCGTATTGGGAGGTCTTCGGGGGCTACTGCGAGTACGAGGAGGGTGACGCCCATGTCAAGTCGGCCCGCACGTGGCTACAGGAACCCCACCCCAACGGGGGCGTGATCATGTGCACCGCATGCTACGCCCTGGAGGTGGTCGAGGAGGTCTGCCGCATCTACGACGTGGAGTACCGCCCGTCCCCGGAACTGGTGGGCCTCGACGAGTGGCTCACCAGGGGGGATTGGATGCGTGGCAAGGCGGGCACGGGGGACAAAATCAACATCACCCTCGACGGCCGCCGCTCCCGATCCCGTGCGTTCAAGGGCATCGACTCGGCCTTCACGACGGACCAGGAGATGGCTAAGCGTATGCAGGCCGCCACCGCCGAGCTCCTCTACATCATGCAGAAGTCGGAGGGCGGGAAAATCCGGCCGGTCGTCAAGAGCGGGAACGACATGTTCAGGCGGATGGATTTCCTCAGCCAGGTGGTGGAGTCGGGCCTGCGGGGCTCTGACCTCTCCACGCTCTTCAATGGCACGGGGGGGATCTACACCCTGGACGCCAAGGCCTCCGCTTCTGTCCGGGATCGGGGCGTGTGGAAGGTCCCCCTTGACCAGTCCAACTTCGACTGGCATCAGAGCCGCCCCGCCGTCGAGTCCCTCTTCTTCGCCCTGACCTACGAGGCCGAACACCTGGCCCCCCACATCCCCGAGATGGCCACGGTCGGGAAGGCGATCCGCGGATCCTTCGCAGCCGGGGTGATGGTCAAGGGGGCCGGACAGGAGTGGCTGTGGATGAACGGGATGGCGTCCGGGTGGCGCTGGACGGCCTTGGGCGACACCCTGCTCAACATCGCCAGCTTCCGCATTTGCGACCGCCTCGCGGCGGTCGCCTCGGGTGTGGACGGCGGGATCGGGGGCTTCGTTGCGCAGGGGGACGACGTCATGTTCACCTGCACGAGCACCGCGTACGTCGACGCCCTCATGACCTGCTACAACGCCCTGGGCTTCGAGGTCAACCCGGAGAAGACCTACCTGAGCCGGGGAAGGACTGAGTTCCTGCGCCGAACCTACGACGAGGAGGGGATCAGCGGCTACCGCGCGAGGGGCACGCTGGCCATCTTCTGGCGTAACCCGATCCTCCGTCCGCCGCCCCGCCCGGAGGTCCGCCTGTACGCCCGCCTATCCCAGTGGCTCACCATGGCCAGTCGCGGCGCCTGGGCCCGGGGCCTGGTCCCCCACATCATCGCCGACGCCCGCCAGGCCGGCCTCTCGCCGGAGGTCACCGTGGGCTATGCCCTCACCCCCAACGCCTTTGGGGGTTTCGGGCTGGACCCCACCTCCCAGCTGGGCGCGGCGCTCACGCCCCTCTGGGACGGCAAGTGGGTGCGCATCACCGTCACGCGCGAGCGGAAGAAGGTCCGCTTCGACCTCGGGGCCTGGTACGACCGTATCCGCGACCTGGACGTGTCCATCCCGGGCCTGCGAGGGGACGTGTCCTTTGCCCTCGCGTCAAGCTGGGGCTGGGCGGAGGCGGACCTCTACGGCCAGTATACCGTGGAGGTGGAACGCTTGGACCCGGCCCTCCCGGACCTGCGGCCCCTGGCCCGCCTCCCCCACTACTCCGTCCCGGACATCTCCAAGGCCGGCAAGAGGCACGACTGGCCCTCCGCCATCCGCGGCATCCTCAAGAGGGCCCTGGTCGCTGCTGGCGACTGGGCGGACATCTACCGGGGCGAGCTGCCTGTCGTCGGAGACCTCAAGACCTGGTCCAAGCGCATGAGCCGCTCCGTCTTTAACGGGTGGATCCTCGGGGAGTGGGCCCTGCCTACCCCGGTCGGCTACCCGCTCAACGTCAAGTGGTACTCGGCCGCCCTGGGCGCCGACTACGGACGGATGCTACGCCGTGTCCTGGCCATCAAGGACGTAGGCCTAAAGCTCCTAGAACGCGGGCTCTACACCATCGAGCTCACGATGCGCGACGAGCTGCGGAGGTACACCGCCCTCAATCCCTGCTACAACGGGGTCTGAGGCGGACCTCCTCCCCACGCAGCAACAAACAACTACCCCTAGGGGGGGGAGCCGGGAAAGCCGGGGGGCCTAGCCCCTCGGCCCCGACTCTGAGGAGGGAAGGGTCCCGGGATGGAAGCCCCGAGACTTCGCCGAACAACAGCCGGCGCCAGTGCCCGGTCGGAGCCTCATCCGTCCACCATCGCCAACACCAGCTGGCGCGGC